GCCGCCGTGCAGGTCATTGCGGTATTCGATTGTGAAATCGACCTGCTGACCGTGCACAAGCGGCTGGGTGCTGGTTGCCTGGGCAATCGGTGCAACCAGATCGGTCAAGGCTGTCGGCTGGGTCTCTGCCGGAACCTGACCAGTGCCGACCATGCATCTTGTAATGGTCAGCGTGTCCCCGGCGAGCAGGCCGGTCAACAGCTCCATGCCCTTGGCCGGAATGATAAATCCATACATATTAAGTGGTCACCTCCATCGGTGGTAGTTGAATGGTCACCGCGCTGCACATCACGCCGCCCGGATAGGCCGGGACGGTGTCATACGGCGGTGTGTACTGCGGCAGATGGGTGGTCACAGGCGACGGCATCAACGCGCCGCCGAGGTACAGGGTTGCCCGTTCGGTCGGGGCACTCACCTGCTGGACAAGTCCCAGGTGTGCGGGCAAAGCCTCTCGCAGTGATGCGCGACAGGCATCCACGCAATCCTGTTTGTCCAGGTCGAGCGTGTACGACACGCCCACCAGGTACTCCCTTGGGTACTCGGTCACCTTGCAGCTGTCGTTCCCCGTGTAGGCGTTCACAATGCGCCGAATCTGTGCGGCTGTCGTGGTCGCAGCGCCGCGCATTTTGGCTTTGAGTGCGGTTCTGCGCGCATCCAGTGACTTACTTGCATCGGTCTGGATGCCGTACTCGAATTCCCACAAATCCAGCCCCCAGGTGGCCGTATCGACGTTCAGCTGTGCCAGGAAATCGACCGCCGCATCATACGCCGCCTGCGCTTCGGGCTCTTCGGCTCCGATGACGGCCATCAGCTCGGGAATCTTGCGCAGGCGTTCGGGGATCAGTTCAGCCAGCATCGGCACTCACCTCCACACTTTGCAGGACGGGCACCTGTCCAAGCGGCAAATCAATGTTGTCCTGTCCGCCGTTTAGGGTCAGCGCGGTATAATCGCGCACACCGGGCACGCCCATAAGCAGGAACGCCAGCCGGTTATAGGACAAAAACGGGTTGTCAAAGACCGTCTGGGCGATGTAGTCCTGCACGGCAGCCTGGAATTCCTGCTGCACAGACGCAATCTGTGCGCCCTCGGTCAGCTGGACGGTCGCCGCGATGCGGATGTCCACGCCCTCGGCGCTCACGACCGTAACCTCTGCCCCGACCGCGCGTTTTTCCTCAATGTAGGCCGCGACCTGCAGGGCCAGCTCATCGTCCACGGGCTTAAGTTCCATACTGGCGACGATGACCTTGACCGTGCCCGGGCCGTCCCAGACCTCAATACACCGCGCCGCGCCGATGCCGGTGACCGCCATCGCCCAGTGCTCGTAGTCGTACCGGTTGCTGCTGGTGGCAGGCTCACGCCAGTGGGCGTACAACCGGGCGAGCAGCGCCGCGTCGGTCTCCTCGTCCATGCCGCCCTCAGCCGGGGCTTTGTTTGTGACGGTGTCCAATTTGGACACCGCCCGCACGGGTTTGACAATGCGCTCGGCCGGGATGTTATACAGCGTACCCAGCTCGGCCGCGGCGGCTGCTACATCTGCCGTGCCGGTCAGGCCGATGGTCACCGAGGACAGCGTCTCAAATTGCAGGCTGTCCTCGGTCGTAAAGCGCGTGCCTGCCGGGACAAAACACCCCTGCGCACCGGTCAGCGTCAGCGTGACCGTCGCTTTATAGCCCGGTTTGCGGGTGATGCCGAACTCATTCGCGCGCTTATCGATGTAAATTCCCGAGGTCTCGTCCACGAACGAGATCGGGAGGAGCGCATCCAGCTTGTGATAGAACTCGCTGAGCACATAGGCGACCGGCTTGGTGTGCAGCTCGAAATAACTGCCCTCACCAGTCAAAAAATCGGCGTCCGTGCGCTCCCTGATCTGTTTTTGGATGCGCTCGGGCGTCATATCCTCATACAAGGTCACTCACCTCCATCTGTACCATGCCGTAGATGCTCACAAGGTCAAATTTGACCGTGAGTTTGCCCCCGTCAAAGCTGACCGTCATGTTGTCCAGCCGCTTGACATAGGGCGACGCCATCAGGCACTCGGTCACATACCGCCGCACCTCGGCGCGCTTGTAATCCTCCGACCAGGTCTGCCCGATCAGGCTGTCGATCTCGCTGCCGTAGTTTCCGGTAAACAGCGGCCAGCGCCAGCGCTCGGTGTGCAGCGCGTTCCACGCCCACACGGCCACCGCCTCGGCACGCTCGACAAAGACCGGCTGACCGCCCCGATACACCGGACGGTCACGGACAAAGTCCCACTTGACTTCCCGCGCAACCGGCAGCGTCCGGACGGGCACGGTCACCGCCTGCGGGTCTAAAAAGGGAAAAATCTGCTGTGCCATACGCCCCTCCTTACGGCAGAATATCCACGAGATAAATGCTCTGCTGATCGGCTTTGGGCAGAATCAGCACGCGCTGACCGGCACGCAGCGGGCTATGGAGGATGAGCTGCACCCGGTTTTGCGGGATGTCGTGCGCGTGGATGGCCGTGCAGGTCTGGGGACTGGTCTGCCAAGAAACCGGCGTGACCTCCTCGGTGCGCTCGGTCAGCTGCCGCGCGACCGTGATCTCGTCCCCGTAGTAGGTCTGATCACCCGTCTGCACGGTCAAGGGCGCCAGTGCGGTCACAAAGCCGATTGCAAACCCGTCGGTCGGGTCGGCTCTGGGGTTCATGGCAGCGGCCAGACCGCTGTATGTGTTATCCATCGTCGTCTTCCTCCTCTTCTTCGCCCGCGTCGCCCTCGCGCATCTCAGCCTGGTAGGACAGCGTGAGCTTGGTCTCATAGGTGCCCTTTTTCCAAGTGTGCGTGTCGCCATCCACCCAGAATACGCCAAACTGCCCGGTGTACGGCTCTTGCAGCATGATGGTGTCGCCAGTCATCAGCCGCGCGTCGCCCAGAATGGTGACCGAGCAGGTGTTTTGCAGGGCGTTGTCTTTGAGCAGCGCTTCGGCTTCGCTCTTTGCGTCCCGGTCTTTCTCCTCCTTGACCTCGCGGTGACGCATACCGTACTGGTGTACCGCGTCCAGATCCTGCACCAGATCGACTGTCTTGCCGTCCTCGTCGATGATCGCCACATGGTTGACCATACCCTCGGCACTCTGGCCATAAGTCGCCTGTTTGAGGTTGAGGCCGGGTCTGACCAGGATGTCGGCGGTCTCTTTGCGCTCGACGATCTGCAAGGCAGCGCCGCGAAAGCGCTGCACGTACTTTTTGCCGGTCTGCTCGCTCGACAGCGTGTAGGCCGTGTCGATGATCTTGTAGATGGGCTGGCTGTTGAACCGGCGGCGGATGGGCACACCGGGCGCGGCCAGCGACCAGATGGGTACGCCGAACCGAGTGCACACGGTGGTCGTGATCGCGTCGGCGGTCTCTCCGTCAAACCGGTATGTCGCCTCGTTCTCCTTGAGGAACAGGCCAAAGTCAAAGGCGGTCACGCGCATGGCGGTGTCGTCGGTTGCCTTGGACTTGGACTCGACCAAACCGCGAAAAATGTGCTCGTCCTGCTCGTACAGATCGAGCACCCCGCCCACCGGGATGAACACATAGGGTAAATTCGGGTCGTTTGGCGAGGCGATGGTGTAAAACTCCAGCGTGCGGCAGCAGCTGTCAAGATCGCCCGATAAGGTCATGGACTGCACCATGTTCGTGATGTCATAGGTGCCGTCGTCGTTTTGCATGGTCAGCTGCATGCGGTCAACCTCCCGTCAAAAGCGACTTTTCGGGCAGCTTGAGCGTGTCGCCGTCATAGATCAGATTGGCGTTTTTGATGCCGTTGTAGTCTGCCAGCTTGTAGGCCAGTGTGCCGTCGCCGTAAAACTTGCGGCCGATGCCCCACAGGGTATCCCCCGACTGGATGGTGTACGACTGCTGGGTGACCGTGGGCGCATCCCCGGTGCGCGCTGCACCCTGTACTTCCTCATCGATTCGGATGGATGTGGACGAGGTCAGCTGCAGCCGGCGGTAAGGCATGAGCGACAGAACGGCATACACGTCGTTCGTGCCGTCCTGCTCGCCGTAGCGGATATACTCGACCAGCACCTCACGCGACACCAGCGTGTCCGACACCACAAAGCGCAGTACCAGCTTTTCATTGGCTGCCCGCTCGAAAAAGGTAATATAGGTGTTCGGCTGCGGCTGTGCGCCCGGCGTCAGAAAGGGATACTTTTGCGCCGGAAACATACACTCGAGTGTAAACGCGTAGATGGATGGGAAACCCGCCAGCGCGTAGTCACCAAACTGGGTGAGGTTGACCACCTGCACGCCCTGGCCGGTCTCGACCTGATAGCTCGACGGGGTGACGGGCAGAATGATTTCCTGTCCACTCGCGGTATCGTGAAAAATGAATTTGCGCAGCAACGCCTCACCTCCTTACGGCTTGCGCGTGATCTGCGCCAGACGAATCTGGTGCAAAAGCTCGGCTGCGATCTTCTGGATGTCTGAATCGTCACGCACCGAGAACGAGTTGCCGGTGATGACAATTTGGCCGCCGGACGCAGGTGCCTTTCCGGCATCCTGTTCCCTGGCCTGGCTGGCAGTCAGTACGCGCTCGCCCTCGTGCAGAAGCGCCGGATAATCGTCGTAAGGGACGCGTTCCAGACCGAAGG